CGCAAATGGCCCATTTGTTTACACAGGTTTCGCACCCGCTTGGGTTATGGTTAAAAATATAGCAAGTGCAATAGGGTGGGTTATACAAGATAATACAAGAAGTTCTACTAATCCTAGAAATAAAAGATTATTTGCAAATATTACAGATGCAGAAGCAACAGATACAGATTTTGATTTTTTAAGTAATGGTTTTAAATTAAGAAATAGTGGTAATACACCGAACAAATCTGGAGAAGTATACATCTACATGGCATTTGCAGAACACCCATTTGTATCATCAGAAGGTGTACCGGTAACAGCGAGATAATATGTACTTTACGACCGTGAAAAAAACAGTTAATATAAGGAAAGCAAAATGTTGTTAGGACATGGAGCAGTATCAGAACAACCAATAGCTTCAATAAGAGGCACGGGTGTTCAAAATGTTGGATCCGCTTTTATTAGTGGTCTTTCTTTTGCTGTTAGTGTTGGTGACGAAACAGTAACTGCTGGAGCAACTACTTCTGTGGCTACAAACGTTGCTACGTTTAGCATCGGTACAGAAACAGTAACTGCTGGAGCAACTATTGAACCAACTACGGCAGGACAAATAACAGTAAGTCTTGGTGAAGAAACACCATTCGGTGAATCTTTTCAAAACTTAATTACATTATCAACCGGATCTCCAAACTTCTTTATTTGGAACGAGGTTGATGATTCACAAACCGTAACTTGGACCGACGTCGAACCGGGGTCCACGGACTAGGAGGCTAAATGGCATCAACATATTCAAGCACCTTGAATCTAGAGCTTCAAGCAAGTGGAGAAAACTCTGGAAATTGGGGAAACATAACAAATAACAATTTACAAAAAGTAGAATCAGCAATTAAAGGTTACGTATCCGTAGCCATTGCAAGCACATCAGATTCACTTACTGCTGAAGATGGCACAACATCAGATGAACAAAGTAATGCAATCATTAAACTAACAGGTACACTTAGTGGTAATACTACTATGCAGTGTGAAGCTGTAGAAAACTGGTACATTATTGATAATGCAACCACAATGGGTAATAACACATTAAAGTTTAAACCAGCAGGTGGAGGAACAGTTGATCTTGTAGCAGGATCTAAACATATCTTATACACGGACGGAGCTAACATGTTCGATGTATTGGACGATTGTGGAAACATCACGGCCAACGGAACATTAGATGTAGCAGGTGATGTAAATTTTAACGGTGGCACTTTTGTATTCAACGAAGCAGGAGCTGATAAAGATTTTAGAATAGAAGGAAACACAGCAACACATCTCATCTTTACTGACGCTGGTAATGACAGGGTAGGTATTAATAATGCTTCACCTTCTACGACATTAGATGTAGTCGGCGGTGTAAAAGCAACAGGTAATATTGACTTTGATGGTGGTAGTTTTACTTTCAATGACTCTAGTGCTTCAGTAGACTTTAGAGCAGAAACAAATACTAAAGACCACGCTTTCTTTATAGATGGTTCAGCAGATAAAATTGGTTTTGGAACAGACTCTCCAACAAGTGCATTTGTTACAATAGATCAAGATAGCTCAACAGGAGCTATTTCTGTTTTAACATTAGATCAAGGCGATGCAGATCAACCATTTATTAGATTTGAAGGAGAAACTGCTTCAGATCAAACTAAGAGTTTATCAACAGACACAAGTGTAGGAGATTTAACAGGACATATTAGAGTAAATATAAAAGGCACAGATTTTTGGATACCTTACTATGCCACTAACTAAGCTACAAATAGCACCGGGTATTGATAAACAAAATACCGAATATGGTGCAGAAGGTAAATGGGTTGATTGCGATAACGTTCGCTTTCGATATGGTTTACCAGAAAAAATAGGTGGTTGGACCAAAGTAACAAGTGATGCTCTCGTCGGCGCAACTAGAGCAATACTTACATACTCAGCACTAAACGGTGTTAAGTATGTTATTTATGGTACAAACAAAAAATTGTATGCTTACTCTGAAGGTAGCTACGCTGACATAACGCCTACGCGTGCGACAGGCACTGGTAATATTACACAGTTTACAACAACAAATACATCTTCCACGGTAACAGTAACAGACTCTAGTCACGGTGCTTTAATTGGTGATTTTGTTACAATTGCTAGTGTAGGTGGTGCAGTTAACGGTATATCGGCTGCTAATTTGCAGGGTGAGTTTGAAATACTCACAGTGCCAAATGCTAATACATATACAATAGAAGCAAAGGCGGCAGCTACTTCTACTGGAAGTGCAAGCGTAACAGCTAATGCCACATATCAAGTAAACACTGGAGCAGCGGTCTCTCTATTTGGTTATGGTTGGGGTGCAGGTACATGGAACACATCAACGTGGAACACTTCGCGTGAAGGTTTAACAGGCGCGGAAGGTGTTTTACTACAATCAGCAAAATGGGCGCTTGATAACTGGGGTGAAGATGTATTGTCTTTACAATTTGATGGTGGCTTATTTTATTGGGACACGTCAGCAGGGTTATCTAGTAATTTAGCTTCTACAACAGAAGTGAGCGGCGCTCCAACTAAATCAAGATTTATGTTGGTATCTGGTGATGATAGACACGTTATTTGTTTTGGTACAGAAACAACAATAGGTACAACATCGACACAAGATAATATGTTTCTTCGTTGGTCTGATCAAGAGTCAACAAGTAACTGGACGCCGACTGCTACAAATACAGCAGGTTCTTTTAGATTAACAGATGGAAACCAAATCAATACGGCAGTTAGATCAAGGGGTGCGGTGATGATTTGGACTGACACAGCATTATATCAAATGCAATTTATTGGTGCTCCTCTAACATTTGGTTTTAAACAAATAGGTTCAAATTGTGGTGCCGTAGGTATTAACGCGGCTGTTGATGTATCGGGTACATCATTTTGGATGAGCGATGATTCATTTTTCATATATGATGGTGCAGTAAAAAAAATACCGTGCACTGTGCAAGATCATGTGTTTGATGATATTAATCCAAATGCAAAACAAGATGTATTCTGTGCTGCAAATTCTGATTTTAACGAAGTCATGTGGTTCTATCCATCTGCTAACTCAACACAAATAGATAAAATGGTTGCATATAATTATGCAGAAAACTTATGGTATGTAGGCACATTAGCAAGATCATCATGGGCTGATAGCGGTGTGTATGATAATCCCTATGCGGCTGAGTTTGAAGCGGCAGATACAACGGATACTATATCTACTATCACAGGACTTAAAGCAGGTCGTACTTTTGTATATTTACATGAAATAGGTGTAAACGATGATGGTGCGGCTATGGCTAATCATATTGAGTCTGGTGATATAGATATTGCAGATGGTGATAATTTTATGTCCGTATCTAGATTTATACCCGACTTTAAAAATCAAGCAGGCACTGTTGACGTAGTATTGAAAACAAGACCCTATCCTAGTGGCACACAAACAAGTCACGGTTCTTTTGATGTGACTACATCAACAAAAAAAATAGATACAAGAATACGAGGCAGACAAGTAGCTGTGCGTGTTTCAAGTGACGCTGTTGACGATAACTGGCGATACGGTACAATGAGACTTGATATTAAACCAGACGGAATGAGAGGCGGATAATGTCAAAGATTACAACACCACGTCTACCAGAGGCAACAGAAGAATATAGTAGAGAACAAGTATCACAGCTTGTACAAACACTAGAACAGGTAATATTTATTTTGAACAACACATATGTTCCAGAAACACTTCGTCAAGACGACGAAAGAATAAGTTGGTTTTTATCATAGATGGCAAACGTATATACAAATTATAAAGTAGATTTAACTACAACAAATGAAACAACAGTATTTACTGTGCCAGCAGAAACAACAGCTATTGTGAAGTCAATACGTGTATCGAATGATGACGCATCCAATGCTTGTACGTTAACGATGACACTAACGGATTCTAGTTCTAATGCTTTCTCATTAGAAAAGGATAAATCTATTGCAGCAAAAACATCGGCTGAATTACTTACGTCGACTCTTGTTGCAAAAGAATCAGAAGTCTTTAAGGCTACTGCACAAAATGCAAACGACTTGCACATTATTATTAGTGTGCTACAAATAACCAACACATAGGAGATAATCATGAAAGTAACCAGAAGAGGAGACAAAAAACCTATTAAAAAAATGATGGGTGGAGGAATGATGTACAAAAAAGGTGGTACAACTAAATCTAAAATGAAAAAGAAAAAGTTGGCTGCTATGTACGGAGATCCTAAAAAAATAACAAGAGGCGATATTATTACAGCCGCTAAAATGAAAAAGAAAAAAGGCAAAAAGTAATGGGTAAACTTTGTGCAAGAGGTAAAGCGGCGGCAAAACGAAAGTTTGATGTTTATCCGTCAGCTTACGCAAACATGTACGCTTCTGCTGTTTGCTCTGGTAAAGTAACACCGGGTGGTAAAAAGAAAAAGAAAAAAAAGATGGCTGACGGAGGCGAAGTCATTGACTTTAACAAAATATCACAAGATAGAAAAAAAGTTTCTAGTTACGCTCAAGGTGGCATTGCAAAAGGATGTGGTGCAATTATGAAAAAGAAACGTAAGAAGACAAAAAAATCATAATGGCTAAAAAAGGTTTAAGAGCTTGGGTAAAAGAAAAATGGGTAGACATTGGTGCACCCGATGGCAAAGGTGGTTACAA